AAAGTTTTATGAAATGGAGGAATAGACATGAGCGAAACAGTAACACAGGTTAGCGAGACAGAACAGAAGATTGTCAGGAGCAGAACATGCGGTTGTAGAGATTTTTACATCGCAAAACTCACACAGAATGATGCAACGGGGTATGTAGCAGGTACACCCGTAAAACTGGCAAGAGCAATCAAGGCAAAAGTTGATGAAAAATGGAGTTCGGAGAAAATCTACTCTGACGACGGAACAGAGGAGGTCATCAATTCATATGAGGGAACTGAAATCGAACTTGAGGTCAACGCCCTTGCACCACAGGACAGACAGATTCTTTTCGGTCAGTTGTATGAGAATGGTTTCCTCGTAAAGACGGCAGACGACAAAGCACCGGAGGTCGCTGTCGGATGGAGAGAAAGAAAACTCAACGGAAAGTATGATTTCAAGTGGTTGTATGCCGGAAAGTTTGCAGAGGGAATCAGCGAGGAGGCAAGCACAAAAGAGGGAAAACTGTCTCCGACAACAAAGAGCGTCAAGGGTTCATTCTATGAGAGAAGTCTTGACAATGCGTATGAGATTTCGGTCGACGAATCAAACCTCGTTTCCGGAGACACAAAGGCAGCAGAGGCAATCAAGGCATGGTTCAGCAAAGTGCAGGAGAAAAACGGCGGTTTAGGCTAATAAGAGAATATATAACAGGAGGATAAATCATGAAAAGAAAAATTATAGTCAATAACAAAGAGTTTACAATGCCGAAAATGTCAATCGACACATACACGGAATATCTCGAACTTGCAGAGATTGTCGACGCAAAACAGAGGTATTCAAAACAGGACATTGAGGCGATGGGTCTTTTTATCTGCAAAGCATACGGAGACCAGTTCACCGTTGAGGAATTAAAGAATCCGGAGACCGGACTTGATGCAGCAGGTTTGATTCTTGAGTTCCAGTTCATCGACATGGGAATTGCAGAAGAACTCACCAAGAGAATGGAGAACATCGAGAAAAATTTTCAGAGTGGCAAGTGATACCGGAAATCGAGGTCACTTGCAGAGGTGAGAGACTTTTCATCAATTCCGTAACGGTAGAACAGTATAAAAAATACATCAGTCTCATGGAAAAGAATGACACGGAGAAATTCTCCGGAGTGATGTTTTTTAACAAAAAGATAATGCAGGAGATGTTCGGGAATGAATTGTCGCTTGCAGCAGTTGGGGAGATTGATGCAGTTGAATTTCTGACGGCAATCAAGACGGTTCATTTCATCATGCAGAACATTGTTGCAGAGAAGATGTTGAGCATTGTCGAGGTTGAACAGGTAGAAAAAGAGGCATCCGCATTCGATGACTATGACCGTGAAAACGGATATGAGGACGAGGATGAACAACCGGAGGAAAATCAATGGAAAGTCTGCGGGGAAATTGTTGACCGTGTTGTGAAAATTGCGATTCGGCTATTGAAAAACTCATACAGTCAATGCATGAAAGAGAACATTGTCACGTTGTTGGACTACTTAAAATTTGAATTAGATACAATCAACGAAAATCAGTAAGAGAGGAGGCGACCGAATGGCTTATACAAGCGTCAAAATATCGGCAGATTCGAGCAGTTATCAATCACAAATGAAATCGGCAGCATCGCAGATGAAAGTCTTGTCTGCGGAATATACGACGGCAGCGACGAAAGCAAAGTTGTTCGGGTCAGAAACAGACAGCCTCAAGGCAAAAGCCGAATCGCTCACTCAAAAAATCACGGTGCAAAAGAACATCGTGCAGTTGAACAGTGAGCAGCAGGAGAAGTTGACAAAGAAACTGTCAGACCAAAAGACAAAGCAGGAGGAACTCAAAACAAAGATTGATGCTGCGAAAGAGGCTTATGAGAAATCAACGGCAGAGACCGGAAAGAACTCCGAGCAGTCAAAAGCACTCAAGGATGAACTCGACAAGTTAGAGAAAGAGTTCACCGCAAATGAGACAGCAATCGGAAAGACAGAGACCGCACTTGCAAATCAGACGGTAA